CTGCGTTGTAGTATTCTTCCGATAATATATTTTTGAGCAATGCTCTGTCATCTTCGTTGTTTGAATATGCGTTGCGAATGTTTTCGCCGACCTGCATTTCCACACCGTTATAGTTTAAAAACTGCTGTCTGAGCACTGACACGCTGTCCTTTGTGAGCATATCAAGAGTGATTTTTTCCTTTAATTCCATATTTACCTCCATTAACCAATGATGTATGTAATAATTGCGTTGATTTTTTCACCGTCTGCAAATGTAGTGCCAGGACTGCTGACATACAACAAAGTTCCGTCAAGTCGCAGATTCACAAGCTTGTTGTTTGTGGTATACACCGCAATGCTCGACAACTTACTTGCTGTCATTGCCTTAAAAGGCAACCCTGCAAACTGCACATAGTTTTTGCCCGCAATAAGCGTTGTGATGTTAAGAGCTACCGTCACGGTTTTGCCGATTTTTGAATAATTAAAGCTACCCTCGAAGCCGTCATAAATCGCCTGTGCGGGTGTTAAAGTGCCTTTGCCATTTTCAACATTTGACGAATCGTATTTTTTGTCAAGTGAAGTTTGGGTTGTCTTTTCGAATGCAAAAACCTCGTCTGCAACCTCTGTGACACCCTCCGCAACTTTATTTGGCAAATAGATTGATTCTTTTTCAGTAATCATAATTTCCGAAATTTTGAAAGTACCATAATTATAAGAACCAAACCTAATCGTTATAAACGATGTATCATTGTTTGTGACAAATGTTCCTTTACCGTTCTTTATTGTTACAAAAGTCCCATCGGTATGGATTCCATTTAAAAAAACTAAAGCATTGCAGTTATAATTGTTTGCAAGCCAACTCATCCAATATTTAGTATTCGGTTTTACACTTATTTTCATTGATTCGGCTTTGGGTAACATCCAACTATTCGTATAAGCGTCTTTTTCCGTAGCGGTAAAGGTAATTGATTTTTCGTCAAAATTCAATTCATCAAGTGTACCGTGATAAACTGGTTGATTTAATTTTTGCAATTCCTTTGCCCAAGCATCAAAATCAAAAATATTCAAGCTGTTAACAAGGTTAGCTTTGCTCGTCAATGCCGTATCAACAGCATTTTTATCGGCTTTTGCAAGCAGAGCGTTGTAAACCGTTCCGCTTGTGAGATAACAAGGACTGTTCAGTTTCGGCTCGCTGTCAAAAGACATTGCGTCAAGTTTGCCTGCAAGTAAAGATTTGATTTTATCCTTTGTATATGCGTCCGTGATTCCGTAGCCGTCAAGGGTGGTCGCTTTGTCAGCCTTATTGTTAATAGTATTGAGCATCGCAAGTAACTCAATTGACAACTTACTTAGCGTGATTGCCCTGTCAGCGATAATTTCAGCGGTTACTGCACCCTCGGCAAGGTTAAAAGTGTCGACCTGTCCCTGCTCATTACCCGAAATCAATGTGTCTAAACGCTGACCGAGGTTGTCATATTCACCCCTCGCAGAAGTGATTTCAGATTTCACGGTTTCAACATCGGCAGTGTTCGCCTTGTTTTCAAGATTTGTTTCATTAGCTACAAATCTTTCGTTAAGATTTGGTTGTGTTCCTCTTGCTGCTTCGATTTCTTTCGCAAGCTCTGCAATAGAGCCTGCTCCCTCGTATGGCTTACTATCGTCGTTGATTACTTTCTTGCCGATTCTAAGGCAGATTGTTTCGGCAGTTATGATTTCGTTGCCTTCAGTTAACACGATATCCATCTTGCAAAGTCCGGAGAGAGCAAGCATTGTGTCCGTAAGTGTAACTGTTACTACATTATTTTCGGTGTCAACGGCAGCGGCAACATCTTCTGCAACAATTACATTGTCAACCGTGGCATTTACTTTTGCCGTCATTGCCGAGGTAAGGGTTATAATTTCACCGTTGACCGTAAATGTAAAATCAATAATTCTTGATTTCTTGTCACCCTGCCTAACCTCTAAGACTTCGTAATTTTTACAACTGTTGATTTCAAGGACCATTTTTGTATGGTTGATATTCAATTATTTTCACCTCATTTTTTATTTAACTATGTAATCAGACAATTTTGTTTTAGGTGTACCAAGTTCGAGGCTGTTCCACCTTTCAAGCACAAAATCATAGTCTGTTTTGACGATTTTTGCCTTTAGACTACCATTTTCTGTGTCAATATATACCGTATCGCATAAATGCAGATTAAGCATTTCGGCAAGTGTTGGAGGATAATCGACTTTAATGTTTAGCGTAGGTGCTCCGTTAGTACTTACAAGCGAAGCTCTCAACATTTGTGCCTGTATGTTAAGTACCTGTATCAAAAAAGCCTTGTTTTCGCCTGTTTTCGCATTAAAATCCCAATAACCTGTCTTGTCGCTTATGTCAACAGAACCGCCATCAGATACATCAACAGCCTTGATTTTCATTAGCTTCGAGCTGTGTGTTCTCAATTCTTGAGGTTCTGAGCAGAGAACAACGCTCTCGTTGCTGTAGGTATCGTGGCAAGTGGCATAAGCTGCCACGTGAGAACAGATGTCATCTGAATTAAGTGTTTGTGTAAGGCTACTGATGTTACTACCCCATCTTAAATGGTAGTTTGTAACCGTACCTCGATTTTGTAACAAAGCAACATCAAAGTTATCATACTTGTATTCGCCGCCAAACACATCGACCAAAGACCCGTCTGCACCGCCCAAAAAATCACCGAGAGTACAAGGTGTGCAAAATCCAAGCGTCATTGATGCTTTTGATGTGATGTCAGAAGTGAAACTAAAATGATGTTCCCACAAGGTCATTTGCGTTTGGAGTCCTTCGGACTGCCCAGCGCAAAGCAAATACCACCACTCACTTGGAGTGTGTACAACATCAGTTTGGTTATAGGTTTCAACCAAAAAATTATTATACAAATTATGTTTGATATGTTTTGCTTTGATTGTGATTGATTTTTTGTCCTTATACTGCAAATCATAAATTTCAAAATACTGCGGTTCATCAGTTGGATTTGGCTTGACTTTGATAAAATACTGCGTATCGAGTAAATTGGCACATCTGTCCGTTGTCGATAACTCCATTTCAAGCAGATAATCGCCGTTTCGTTCTTCTGTGACATTGCCGCTGACTATATCTGTCATTCGTCCAAGCAGTTCAAATGTGTTTGCTCTAAGTATCTTAGATTTGGACTTGTATAGCAAAGGTAACATTGTTACAACCTCCTCCAATTCGGCTTCAGTGACATCGTTGCGTTTTTATAAGCAGTTACGATAATTTGATTCTTGCCTGTTTTTAACTTAGGGGGCATAGTGTCATCAACAAAATCAGTTGTGCCATCTGACTTATAAGAGATATATTGTAAAGATTCGCCGTCCAATACAGCATAATTATAACCACCAGGACACTTTAAACTAAATTGCTCACCGTTAATGCTTACCGTTGCTACTGCTGCGTTTTTCACTGACATACTTTGTTTGTTAGTTATAACAATCGTCGGCAAAGATTCATACTTTTCGGGGTTATGTAAAACAATCGGTTTATTGACCTCAAAATCAATAGTCTGCTGTCCAAGCTCCGAAAACCACCACGGCTTGCGGTTGAATTTGATTTTAGTTGTTAATAACGACGGCAACTCTCTAACAATATCGTCAACATTTGAAATATATGCCTCCGTGAAATAACCGGGGTTGTAGGTGTCCTTATACTTTTGATAGCCTTGACTTAAAGTCAGCCATTCAATCACAGCCCTCGCAAGGTGCTTTGCTGACAATTCGGACAGATACGGCAAAAAGCAGATTTCACGCTCAAAATCGACATTTTGCCACCGTCCGTTGTCAAGCAAAACATCACCGTCCCTGCATGGGATTTCAACCGTTGAAACATCTCTGACGGGAATTTCGTGTTGTGGTGCTTTCGTGATGCGACCGCCGAAATACGATAACCATTTACCGCCAAAATAAAAGTTATGCATACGCTTTCTGTCTCCTTGTAATTTCGTCCGCAAGTCTGTTACTCATGTCATCAACGAAGCTGTCAATATCCATATCGTTATTAATTGCAACCGAAGGAATGTTAATACTGATATTGTTGACGATATTTGTTGAATCATTTTCAAATACCGAGCCCCTGCCTTCACGCTTTGACTGACGGTACTCCTCTGCTTCTTGAGCTGTGAGGACCGCCTCGCCTGCGTCAAGATATGCGGCGAACTTATCATGCGGAACATAATCAATGCCGGCACGGAAACGAGGTAAGGTTACTTCCGGAATCGGGTCAATCTCCCAGCCAATCATTGATGTTGCCCAGTTTACGCCCTCCAAGAGCTTGTTAATAATCCAAATAATGCCGTTGATTACAGTCTCAACAAATGCAGGTATAAGGTTAAACACATTCTTAAAAATGTTAACAACACCGTTCCACGCTTGTTTCCAGTTCCCCGAAAAAACACCTTTTACGAAATCTACAATTCCATTAAAAATCCCTGAAAGCGGTTCAAGAATTTTTTTGACTCCTTTAATTGCACCGCCTAAAACCTCCGAAAAGATTTGCGCCAACCATTCAATCACCGGAACAAGTGCAGGGATAAGCGTTTCAAGCATTTCGCCGAGTAGGTCAAGAACCGGGCGAAGAGCGTCAAAAACCTGTGAGATAACAGGGGATAATTGCTCAAAAACAGGCTGTAGAATGCCGACAATCGTGTCACATAATTCACTTATAATCGGAATGAGAGGTGTAAGCAAATCATTCAAAAATGTAGCTAAGTCCTCTATAATCGGAGTAAGCGCTGCTAATAAACCGTTGAGCAACACGCCGGCAAGCTGAATAAACATCTCGATTACAGGCATTAACAGCTCTACAAGCGTGCTAAATAGTGGCATTATTGCCTGAATTGTCTGCATAAAATACGGCAACAAGTCCTGTATAATCTGCAGTAAAGGCGGAAATAATTGCTCAACAATCTGCACGATAATAGGGGCTAACTGCTCCATAAGCTGAGCTATAAACGGCAGTAGTTCCTCAATCAATGGCATAATCTGTTCAAGCATTGATACAATTATCGGAGCAACCTCTTCGCAAATGTTAATGAGCACAGGGGCGAGGTTCTCAGCTACACTTTCGATAAGCGGCGATAACTGTTCAAGCAACTTTCCTCCTAAGCCAATGAGCGAATTGAGTACAGGTTCAGCGACGGCACCGATTTGCGCCATTGTATCCGACAGTTGCTGATGTGCTCTGTTGGAAGCCATTACATCGCCGTTTGTTTCTTTGTACTGAGCCGACGCATCGGAGTATAAAGATGTGAGCGTTGATGTGATTAACTGCTGTCGCTCTTGCTCCGAGGAGCATTTTGCAAGTTTTTCGTTGAACTCATCTTCTGACACGCCCATCCAGTTAAGTGCATCGGCAAGCGGACCTGTTACAGCTCCGACTTTCGCTGTTTCATTCGCCGCCTCGGTTAAGCCCTCAATCGGCAGCGAATCACCAAACTGACCGTAAACACCTGTGCAAATTTCTGTCCAAGATTGCAAATCTTTGGTAGAATTGCAAAGCAAAGAAAGGTGGTTTGCGGCTTCTGTAGCTTGTCCGCTATCACCAACCACAGCATAGAGGTCAGAATATGTTTGTTTTGCGTCTGCCGCCGAAAATTTGTTTGTGGTAAAAGCTGTGTCAAGCTTGCCCATTTCTGTTCGGTATTCTCGGGTACTTTCTGCGACAGAGGACAATGCTCCTACGCCTGCCGCCGCACCGCCTACCATAGCAGTTCCCCATTTAGCAGCAGTTTTTATTCCGTTCCCGAGGGTTGAAGCAACGCCCTTGCTTTTTTTCTCGGTTTCTGAAATGGATTTGTTTGCTTCATCGTTATTCACGAATATTGAGCCGAACAGTTTAAATATTTCAACAGCCATTAGCTACACCTCCTCCCATTTGTAGTTATCAAGATAGCTTTCAACTTTTCTTTCGATTTCCTCTGTATCAACAACGCTTTCAGACTGTGCCGAACTTGTCACTGTGTTTACAAAGTCCACATAAGACAGACCCGTAAAGTTACCAACAACAGTTAAAATATAGGCTTTGTAAAGCAATTCGTCATTACGGTCATTTATAGCGTTTTTGATTATCTCGACAGCCTCAGAAAAAGACAGCTCATGCAGTACTGCAGTATTACCGCAACAATACTGCAGGAGCATTCCATATGTTCTTACTTCAAGGCTGAGAGCGAGGTAAAAAAACTTTTAATATCATTCTCTCTGATGATTGTCTTTACATTGTCGAGAACTTCGGGGATACTTAATTTACTCACCTCATCGGCAGTAATGTCGCCTCTGATGTCGGCAAGTAATGAATAAAATTCCTGTTCTGTTTCTTTGTTCGATAAAGAAGTTATCAGGGTTATCACAAATTCAAGACCGACCGCTTCGGTGTTGACCGTTTCATCTTTGCTGTTCTTTTTGACGGCAATGCGGTTTGCGAAATCTGCAATTTCCTCTTTGATGTCTGCTTTTTTGATAATGCGAGCAAGAGCAAATGCATCTTTAATATTCAGTTTTCTCATAATTATACCTCCGCTACTTCCGTTGTTTCTGTCGGTCTGAAAATCTTAAACGGCGGTTTGATTTCTTCCTCTGAATCATAAACCTCAGGTGAAAGATTGCCGTAGAACTGAGCCTCTACCTTGCCGTTGTCCTTGTCAGCAATCGCAAGTGTAAGACCATTCTCGTTAAATCCGTTAAACACCTGAATAATGCACGGCTTATCCTCTCCGAGCAGACAACCTACCCAAGTGATATTTTTGATATAGTCACCGTCAAGAATAACATCTCTGCCTGTGATTACATCGTAACCTACAACCTTTTCGTCTGTACCTTTGTCTGCGATGCCGAGACCGTAAATGAAGTTCTGAGTAGTCATTTCGGCAAGCGTTGCTTTGATGTAAACCTCCCAGCCGTCTACTACTGTATCACCTTTAGTCCTTGTTTTTACGCCGTCAAATTCAAGCCGTCTGAGTGTCGGCTTTGCCGAAAATTCACCGCCTTTAATCGTTACGCCAAGGCACTTGCCTGCCTTTTTTGCGCTTGCATATGTGTCCGTAGCAGGATCGTAATTTGCAAAAAACGCACCTGCGTCAAGAAGCATATGGTCAGCCGTCTTAGCATTATAACCGCTGTACGGTTTAATCTTTCGTGGCTTAACTGTTGCCATTTTAATCATCCTCTCTTTCGTAAACCCTCAATTCAAGGGTTGTCATTATTCTGTTTATTGTCTTATCAGATTCAGCGACATACTGCCTGTCGCAATTGTTATAAAATTTGTAATGTCGGTTGCCTTGCGTGTAGGTTGCCCTCGCAATTTCAGAGTAAATCCTATCCACAATATTGTCGATTTTCTCAGTAGTGAACCTATCGTACAGATTAAGCGTAACAAGATATTTCTTGTACGGTTCATCGGTGTAGAGCTGTTTAACCTCATATACAAGGCGAGGAAATCCGCTTTCTGCCTGCAAAAAACAAGAGGGTGCATACTCAGCGAATAAGTCTTTCAAAAATTTCTTGATATTATTCACCGCTGTATTCCCCCTCGTTCAATTTTCGTTCTGCCTCTTCTGTGCCTACGGCACTGAGGTACTGTTGTTCAATTTTTATGATGTCTTTGATGTTGCTTTCGGCGGCATCACTTAATGCTCCGATTTTTGGAACTTTGCTTGTGCCGATTTCTTGATACAAACCGTAGAATCCGCCCGGCTTAAATCCGACCTGCAGGTCAGGAACTTCTTGCTTTGAGCGTACCCAATACTGCGTGTTTTTCGCTAAGCGCCCCGTCCTGCGTTTTATTTTTTGTCGCGACCGTTTGCACACAAGTTTGCCAACATCTCGCAGAGCGGCTCTTTCAAGCTCTTTGAGCGTATATTGAATACGGTCAACATTGCTGATTATCTCAACGCCGTTTTTGGTAATTTTAACTGCTTTAGGCAAAGACATTATTTTCACCTACCACATCCGTTAAATACAGCTCCGTACGCTCTGTTCCTTTGATTTGATATGCACGATAGATTTTGAACTTTTTATTATCAAGGTAGCAAAATTCTTCGTTGTGGTACTCGAACGAGTTGACTTCAAGCATACATTCGGGTTTCAACCCGTTCGCCTGTGCCTGAAAAAATTCAGATTGTCGAACATATTTGCGTTGTGCATAAATCGTTCGGAGTTTTTCCTGATACACAATTTCGCCGATATCATTGGTTGTTTGCCCTGACTTTTCAACAAGTTTAACAAGAGTATCTGCATTCATTATGTTTGCACTCCTCTCGCCGCCATTGCATCGCGCAATTCTTCGTAATGCCGTGCCCATTCGCTATTAGCTGTCACCGAAAAATAAGCACGGCAATAGAATTTGATTGCCTGCATAACAAGTGCAGTTGAGTTTTTGTTGTTGACATCAACTCCTGCACCTGCCATGTCACTTTTGGCAGAATCAATGAGGGCAGATATTTCATCGTCAAACAGCACCGTATTGATACGGAGTGAAACCTTTACGGCTTCAATTTCATTTGATACTGCCATGATTCAAACCTCTTTTAAGCGCTCTTCTTAACGAGTTTCACCAAGCTGTGAGTATCCACAACCTTGCCGTCTGCAAGCATTACGGCTTTAAGGACTGTGTTATCGGTGTCGTCCTCTTCGTACTTTTTGACACTTAAGCCCATTACCTCGTTGAAGATGTAATCGTTAAGATTGAACATCATCGCAAAGGTTGTGTCGACTGAAACCGTATCAGCGTATGAATCCATATAGCCGTCTGTCGGGATAACAGCACGACCAAAAAGTGAGAGTGACGGCTTGCCGTTGAGACCCTCAGACATACGAGCAACAGGCTGACCGTTGCTGTCTGTAATTCCCATAAATGCAAAGAATGATTTCTTTGTCATAAGCCATACAGCATCGTCATATGCGGCAGGAAGAGCCGCCTCAGCATTACAAAGTGTTGAATAAGCAAGTTTACCCGTTTTTGCAATTTCGATAGTCTGACCCTCAGGCGGTGTGCAAGTAAGAATACCTGTCGGAGAGCCTGTGCCTGTACCCTTGATGATTGCCATTTCGCAAGCCTTAACAACTGCGTTCTTAATCTGGTCAATAAACTGCGATTCAAAAATGTCAAGTGCAGTCTTTGTCATAAAGAGTGAAAATGCTACTTTGCATTCGAGTTTATAGCCGGCAAAGACAACCTTGTCGGTAGTTACTTTCTGCTGATCTGAACCCTTTTCCTCATCAACCCAGCTTGCTGTTGGTCTGATGTTCTGTGTAGGGATAAGGAGCGCTGTCGGATACGCTGTCTTAAACACTCTTGCGTAAATCTCGCCGACTTTTTCAAGTTCAACAATCAAACGCTGATACATTGTAGTCGGTACAATTGCCGCCGCAGTACCCGATGTTGTCTGTGCCGCCGTGTTAGCAAACTTCTGTGGCACGGGTACGCCGTTCTGAATATAGTTAGCGAATGCTTTTCTGTATTCAAGTGTTGCGTACATATCTGTTACCTGTTCACCCTCATCTGTGAGGTCAATTTTTGTTTTGTGATTTTCAAATGGCGCAGGCATTTTAATTCCCTCCTCTGCATTTTTATTTGCCATTTTCACGGCAGAATTTTCAAACTCACTGTCAAGTTTATCAATCTGCTGTGTTACCTCTCTCGCCTCAGCGAGTTTGTTCTCTGCGATAAGCTGTTTAGCCTTATCATAGAGTGCATTTCTTTTGTCAAGATATTCCTGTCTGTTCATTCTGATTCAACATCCTTTCGTTTGAGTAATTCAAGCTTTGCTGTAAGCTGTGTTTTTTCACTTCTCATCTGTTTGATAATTGTGTCAGGGATAAGACCGTTAAGGCTTGCCGCAAGTTTAACTTTCACGGGCTTATTAGCGACATATTCGGTAATTTTGTCAATAAAACCTTTTTCAACCGCCTCATCGGCAGTAAGCCAAGTTTCGTTATCCATAAGTCCGATAAGCTCGTTCTCACTCATACCGGTTTTTAGCCTATACGCTGCTGCAACGGCTTTACTGGCTTTGAGCAACACGCCTGATTCATGTGCCATGTCATTGTAATCGCCTGCGGCGTAGCTTGAAACATTATGAATCATAAGCATACCTGTCGGCACAATTTCAGATGTGCACGCACAAGCAATATACGAAGCAGCTGAGGCGGCAAAAATAACCTTGATTGTAGCCTTGCTTTCGGCGAGCATATCGTAAATTTCGGAGGCGGCAAAGATGTCACCACCTGATGAATTAATAACAACCTGTACGCCCTCATCGTCCGCCACAGCATCAAGCTGTAAGCGAATGTCGGCCGGGCAGCAAGAAGCTACTCCAAACCAGTCGTAAATCCACTTGTCATCGTTCGTAATGATAGGGCCCTTAATGTCAATCGTTTTCGGCATCATTTTCACCTCCCTGCCCAAGTGATTTAATTATCAGAAGTTCTTCACTGCTAAGCTCCCAGTTATTCGTTTCCATCGCTTCGGCTTTCTGCAATTCGGCTTTGATACTATCCGAAATCAAAAAACCAGCGCCAAAAATAGACTTTTTCTTCGCTCTTTGTGATTCTAAAGCTCTGATAAAATGGCATTGCGATTTTTTTATTTTTATATCAATGCCATACTTCGCAAAAGGATAAAGTTTAGCACTGGTAATTACGCTATCAGGATAAGAATATTTTGGGAGGTGTTTCTTTATTGCGGCAAGCGTTTTATTATCTGCAAGCTCAACTGCTTTATATAAAGTTGGAGCAGTTCTTATTTGCAAATCAGAATCATCTAAATTTGTAATAAATGATGTGTTTACAACTGCACCATTTTCGTATGTAATACTAATGCCGCAAAGAATTATTGTGTAGTTGCAACTTCTTTTATTGCTAAAAATAGTAAGAGTAGGAGCAAATAAAAAGCATTTAATTTTGTTGCGAGTATAAAAATCTAAAATTTTTGCAAAAAGGCTAAAGGGCGGATTATCAACAACTATTTTTCCCGAATAATCGTAATTTTCGTAATCGCCTCCGGGATAAAACGGACGGCAAAAAATAGATTTATCAAGATTGTATTCGTTTGCCACCCAATCGCTTATAGCTTCATAAACTAACGATGGTGTATAACAATCATCTGTTGTTTTCTTGGGTTTAAATTTTTCAACAAAATCTTCATAATTTTTACTCTCCACTTTCTTCACCTCCTTCGTCAACTGCAACTGTATCTAATCTTCTGAGCGGAGTGTCTCCGCCCGCAACAGGAGCAAGACCAAGTGATTCTCGCCATTCATTCGGGAGCATTGCACCACGGTCAACCATTCCGGCAAAATTTAGCTTAGTTTTAAGACTTGCAGATTGTAGATTGAACGAACCTACTGCGATGTAATTTCCACAACTACGCTGACGGCGAGTGAATAGTTTCCGTGTCAGCTCGTTTTTAAGCTGAATGATTTTAGGCGAAATCACCGCCTCAAAGTAGGCGTTTTCTTCATCTTCGTTCGCTGTTGATGTGATAATTTTTACATTGGTGTTAAAAAGCTCAAGGATTCTGTTTTTTGTTCTATCCATTTGCAAAGCATTTGGTACATAATCATTCGGGGTTATCTGATTTGCGTCAACCTTTGCGTCAACTGCCGCAACACCCACGGAGCTGTTGCTGATGTTAAGGTAGTTATCGGCAAATGCTTTAGCGTTTTTCTTCAAATCCTCGGGACGCAACGATGAGGTATATTTCAGTAACCATTTGATTACGCTTGAATTTCGGATAGCGCTGATGATACCGCTGTCAGTTGTTTCAACGATTTCAAGCAAAGGAGCAAGAGCCTTAAATTTGCCACTTCCGAATATATCATTTTCTGCAAAATCATCACGCAAATGTATGACATCTTCGGAGGCAAAGCGGTAGGTCTTGCCGTTTGCAAGGATAAACTCATAAACAAGGTTGCCATTCGTATCGTACAAATCTGTAGCTGATTTAGCCGGTATGAAATACAATTCCGTAGGCAAGCCGTTTGTGTCTCTAATGATGAGCCAAAAAGCATTGCCCGATAGCGATAGCTGTGTGCTTGTTCTGTACAAAAGCATATCCATTGTTGTGTACGGGTTTGGTTCTTCAAGCAAAAATTTGACATAAGGCTCTGGATTGATTAACAAGTCTTTTCCGCCGTCAACGATTGTTTCTCTTATGTGTTTAATGGACAACTTCGAGAATCTGAGAGCCTGTGCATTAACGCAAGCTCGGACGGTGTCAGAATCATATGCCCTGTTGCCCCAAAGGAAGAAATTTGAATTATTTTGTGTGACAAGTTCAACCCTTGAAAAATTTTTTGTCTTTCTGACATTGCGGACAGAATTTAAAAAGTTTTTGAATTTTCCCATTTTCTCGCCTCCTAAATAATGCTTAAATATTCATCTTCATATTCAAAATATATCGTGTAAGCGTCAAGCAATGCCGCAGTACCGTCAATTCGTCTTGTTGACTTTGAGGTCTTAATCGGCTGTATATTACCGTTTCTGTCCTCATCTATTGCGGTGTTTGCAAGACACCATTTATCTATCGGATTGTTGTTGTAGATTATTCTTTTCTTGACAAGGTCTGCTTTGAGGGCTTTCATCGGAGCGGACAGCGTTTTCTTGCCCTGATGTACAGCTTCCATAACGGTAGGTCCGAAAGCGTCAATCATCTGATTAACCCACATCTGAGCCGACCAAGCGTCATAGCCCTCTTTCCACAAGTAAATATCGTATTCGTCTTGCAGTTCTTGATACCACGCCGTAACAATACTTGCGTCAATCTTGTTTCCGGGGCAGGTACGCATGAAGCCTTGTTCTATCCACTTGTCATACGGAATCTTATCCTCGGTTACTTTTTTCTCCACAAGATCTGCAGGTATCCAGTACATAGACATTACATAAATGTTTTCGTTATCAGGCACTCGGAACAACATCTTTGCCGCTGTCAGGTCAGTTGTGCTTGATAAGTCTGCACCGCCTATGCCGTAGGTCGGATGAAGCTCCTTCGCATCGAATTTTGTTTCGTTGTTAAGTTCCTCAAAATTGAGCCACGATTCAGTTGATGTTTCGGCTATGTTAAATTCTTTACATACAAGGTTGCGTACAAGTGACGGATTTGCTTGCGCTTTCTTGACCTTGCTTGCAAGAGCGTTTCGGTTTTTAATCGTGCCGAGCCCCGGGTTTGCCTTTTCCCAACAATCGGGTTTTTCCCATTCTTCACGCTTATCGAGCTCGTAAATGATGTAAAGGCTGTGTTCGTCCTTGTAGCCTACATCGTCAAACAAGCCGTTTGTGGTGCGGACAGCATCATCATAGATTTCATCGTAGATGTCCTCTCTGATTTTTCCGGCTGTTGTTGTAACAAGAATAAGCGGTTGGTCTCGTCCGATAGTGCCGTCTGCCATAATGTCATAGAGCTGTCTGCCATTTTTCCATTGGTGAAGTTCGTCCATAAGGCAGCAATGCACATTCAAACCGTCGAGCGTGTCCGAATCAGAGGCGAGAGGTTTAAACACTCCGCAGTTATAATCTTCTGAACTTAGCTCATTTAACAACGGCTTAATTCGCTTTAGCAAAGTTTCGCTTTTGCGAACCATTCGCTTTGCCTCTTGCCAAATGATTTTAGCTTGGTCACGCTTTGTAGCAACTGCATACACTTCGGGACCGGGTTCGCCGTCGCCGATGAGCATATACAAGCCAACCGCAGAGGCAAGCAAAGACTTGCCGTTTTTCTTCCCAATAATCAACACGGATAAGTTATATTGCCTTATGCCGTCATCATCTACAAAGCCAAATGTCGCCGCAAGCCACGCTTTTTCCCACAGTTCAAGCTTCACAAGTTGACCGCCCATTTTACCTTTACTGTGTCGGCAGTAGTTTTCAACAAATTCAATAATGTGATTTCCTCGCTTAGCGTCATAGTGGTAGCCGTCTGTCGGGTTAATCACTTTATCGCTTAAATATTTGTACCATTTGCGTATCTTATCGCAAATGGTAACCTTGCCGTTTTGTATCTGTTCGTAATATTCGAGTATCGGATTATAACTCAATGGATAGCGCTTCAAAGCTTGTCACGCCCCTCGACGAAATCGTCAAAGCCATCTGTAGTCGAAGTCTTTGCCTCGGTCACTTTTGGCAGCATATCATTAAGCTGTTTAATGTATTTGAGATAGTTGCCGAGCATTGTGTTATATAAATCCGCCTCAGGTCTTTTGCGTGAGTACGGCTCTTGTGTTTCCGACTGCGAAAACAATTCAGTCAAGCCATAAATCGCAATGTCCTGTTGCAATTCTTTAAGTCTGATTCGAGTAAACGCCGCATTTTCAATCAAGCCGACAGCGAGGTCTTTTTTCTTAACTTCTATGTCCTCGTAGATTTCCGTTAATCGCTTTATCTCTCGTTTAATCGCTCTTTGTTCCTTCTGTTCGTCAGTCATTTCAAGTCACCGTCCTTTCACACAAGATTTTAGGGGGAGGGGGGCTATATGTAAGGTGCGCAAAAAATCTAACTGCCCCCCTCGGTCCTACAGTCACCGATTTCCGATTTTTTAATGGGGGGGATAATCGGTCGGAGCATTCCGCTCTCATCAAAAAAATATTTTTTCGGTTCGCAACCTATCCCGTGTCCCGGTAAATCATCGTGACATTTTTTGCACACAAATAATAAATTGTCGTGATTGAGAGTAACATCAGGATTGTTTATGTTGCTCTCGTTAATCATGATTTTATGGTGTACGATAAAGCCGTGTCGCTCCTTGCATAACTGACACAATCCGCCGTCGATAAGCATTCGCTCAGCAATAAAACTTTGTCGGCAATCCTGCCACTTTTTAGATTTATAAAATCCTATAGCAAATGCCTTAGCCATACCGTACACCACCAAATAAAAAATGGACTTACAACACAGATAGTCCGTCTGCATTATAAGTCCATTATATATTTTTTCTCGTTGCAATATTGGTGCAATTTAATTATTGCTTGTTATCTTTCGTCTGTTTTAGTCAGCCCTAATAAATAATCAGTAGTAACATTCAGAGCAATTGACAACTTGCGTATGTTGTTGGTTGTCGGTGCTATTTCGGCTGTTAGATATCTACAAATCTGACTGCGTTGTACTCCCGATTTTTTCGCTAACTTTGTCGGGCTGATATCTCTCAATTTCATAGCCTTTTCAAGTTGCGTTGAAAAGTCAACATCAGTCCTGTGTATTTTGTCCACTAATTCGTTGCCCCCCTTTTAAAATCTTTAGCTTTATACACTTTACAAAATCTTCCTTTTGAATCAAATGTGGTTTTGTTTTTCGCAAGGCAGTAATAAAATAAGATGATGAAGCTTGAAAAAATTATTTTTTCCGTAATACACGCAGGTCGCACAACGCTTGTGCTTTCGTCTGTATTCATCAGGTGTCATAACTATCTACCTCGCTTTCAAGCCAATGTTTTGTGCAGTCAATACAACTGTCATTAAATCGCTTTTCCATAGGACAGCCGACATATGGCGTACCGTATGGGCAACTGAAAAAGTCCATACAACTCCGAGCCATTTCATCGATACTCATTGATTTGATTTTTTCAAAGTTTGTCATTGTGTTCACACCTCACCTCAACAATTCATCTGTTGTGATGTTAAATAAATCCGCTACAGCTATTATGGTTTCGATATTAGGCTCAAATTTTCCCTGCTCATAGTAAGATATACTTGTTCTGCTCAAATAGAGCTTTTCGCCCAGTTCATCTTGCGTTAAGCCATTTTCAAGTCTTAACGCTTTTAGCTTTTCGGGGAATGCCATTATCTTCATCACTCCTCCAAAAGCTCGGGATTGTCATAGATATTGCCGATTACTTCAATTTGTTTCAAATCTTGATAATATCCAAACGAGACCAAAATATGCTGTTCCGTTTCTTTGTTCAAACACTACGTTATGAACAGTATCACCATATTTTACAATATCCCCCTCAAAAATCTTCGTGCCGTTCTTGTCGGTCAAGCCTGTGTACTGACCGACTGTATCTGCGTAAACGGGATATTTTTCTACTGTAGGCTCTTGCTGATAAATTATTGCAAAATCGCCATCACCATTCTGTGGAAAAATACCGCCGTAAGCCCAATTGCTTTTTATTTTCTCACCGTTTAGTCTGACTTTCTCGCCATATCTGCGAGTTTGACCTCTGAATAATATTTCTCTCATTCTTCATTCTCCTTTAATTTTTCGGTTATTCTTTTGGTTAAGCCGTTTTCATTGGTTAGGCATTCTAAGGCTTGGAGGGCATTGATTACGGTTTGCTCGTTGGTTTGGGACTGATACATCTTACGGACGAAGTCGGCGCTTTTCTTTACATTATCCATAATTCTTTGGGAGAGCATACGGTATTCGTCTGCGTTGTCCCTGTCACGCTTATACTCCGTTCTGAGCTTATCCTGCCATTCAAGGCAGATGTTTATGTCCCAGCCTTTATGACGGTTGTTGTAGCCGACCTTTGCAAGTCTTGAAAAGTATTTATATTCGGGTGGCGGAAAGGATGAGTAATCAAGCTGGCCGTCAATTGCTTTATCCTCAAGCTGCTCAAATACCTCTGGATTTTTAAAATCATATTTTTTCATATTACCTCTTTCGGAGGGTAGTGGAAGGTTTGGAGCTATTTTAAAGAACCCTTTCTATATATATAATATTAGTTTATTTTTCTTATACGAAAGGTTAGAAAAACCGTCAAACCCTCCACCACCCTCCACCTCAACAGTCTTTAAAAAGTGAAATGCCGTTGAAAAAGTTATAGTTTTTGCCTCTTACCTTTTCAAATCGTTTGGCAAGTTCGGTGCTGAATTTGGTATTTGACATACAATATTCGTTGTTATCCCCCGCCCAGCTTGTATAGGCAGCATAGAGCGCGCTTGCCTGAACCGAACCCTCTAACACACATCTGTCCTCGATAAAGGCGGAAATAACATCCATTTCACGCTTGTACTCTCTCACGCTCTGAAGAACGGCAGACGGCATTTTCAAGCCCTCCTTCTGCCACAGAATACAGCCGTCGATACACCATTTGAAAATTGCTGTCATTTCGGCTTTAAGCTTATGCGTAAGGTTCTTATCAACCTTATCCTCGGGAATCTGAACATTGAACGGTATCATATGTATTCTTCGCCATATGCCCGTGTCGGTGCCTCTGATAATCGGTTTATGGTTTGTCGCCATCCACAGCTTGAACTCGGGCTTGAACTCAAATTCCTCGCTGTACAGCTTTCTTGCCGTTACGGTATCGTCACCCGTAAGCTGTTTGAGAAGTCCCTCATTAATTCGCACGCCCTCGTTCGGCTCAACCGAGGTGACAAGTCTTGCACCCTTTAACCGTGCAATGTCGCTGTTTATGGCACTGCTCTGCGAGTTTCTTACCATAATTGTTTCAGGCTGAATGTTTGCGGCATAATCGCCGAATACATCACGGATAACATCAATGAATGTACTCTTGCCGTTTCGTCCCGTGCCGTAAAGGAAAAATGCGCATTGTTCGGCTGTTGAGCCTGTCAGACTGTAACCGACCGCCTTTTGAATGTAGCGAATAAGCTCCTTATCGCCTGCAAAAATATCGTCAAGGAATGCAAGCCAACGGGGACACTCTGCCGTTTGAGAACAGTCAACCGAAGTAATCTTTGTGAAATAATATTCGGGATTATGCGCCCTCACTTCGCCGTTTTTAAGGTTGATTATTCCGCTTGGGGTGTTCAATGCCATACGGTATTTATCCATTTGTGCCGGAAGTACGGGGATATGGTGTTCAACCTCGTTGAGCATTGCTTTTTTTGATTTGTTGGAACGGCTTGCTTTCATATGCTTTTCAAATGCCTTTGACATATCTCCGCCGTTCTCTTCATCAGCTTGCAAGTACAGCTTTGCTTCGGCTTTCATAGCCTCAACGCTTTTGTCCGCCATTCGCAAAACTACCCCGATATTGTCAACACACCACTTCATAGAATTGTAGTAATACCACTTTTTCTCAGTGTAACAATACCTTACATTATCGCCGAATAAATCAACGAACCTGTCGGCATTGCCCATATCGTCAAAGGTGTAGGCACGCATTTTTTCTTCGTCAACCGCTTGAACAGCCTTGCCCTCACCGATTGAAATTGAATAATCGTTATGCTGTTTTGGGTTATAGGTCTGCGTACAGCCCGACACAGCCTTTTGCAATGTTATAATGCCGTAGGTTGTACCCGACTGCTTTCTGTCCCACTTGTCACGCATTAAGCCTGATTGTCTGAAAATCGAATCCATTTTGTCGGTATCGCAACCGCACCAAAACGCAAGCATATTGCAGAATGCCATATCAGCCTCGCTCTGTGACGCATAAGCCGAAAAATCACCGCTGTATAAGGCTCTGAAAAGATTGCCGTTTTTGGCATTGCAGGCGATTCTGACAATATCGTCAACGGTGTTCGGATTAGCCTCAATGCTACGGAGCTTAGGCTGTGGCTCTGTTGCCTTGCCGAGATATTTTGAATGCAACGGCTTTATGCTTTCGGTGCAATCGTTTATGTACGCATATGCAGAGCAGTAATCACCTGTCACAACGAAAAATCTGCCGTTTTCATACATTTCAAAACCGCCTGAATCATTCTTCGCCTTTCTTCTGCCCTCGGGAAGACTTCCCTTGCAGATTATGTGAATGCCTGTCTTGCTCTGAGAAAATTCGGTATAGCTCTGCAGAGTGTTCACAAACTCGCTGATTATGTTGTCAGCTCCGCCGTTTTGGTAGTCCTGAATGTCATTCGGCATATCGTCAAGGTCAACACCGAAAAACGGTGAATTTGAGAACATAAAGCCTATACCCGAATATTTGGCGGATTCTCTGACTGCCGTTTCAAAGTCCGACCAAGTGTCCGAGTTATTCGGCATTGCAAAGCCACCCGTTCTTGGATTTATCGGTTTCTTTGAAATTCCGCTGTGCGATTTCGGATCTGGATATGACTGCCAGCACACCCAGTTTTTGTAACCTTTCAATTCCTCGGGAACTGCAAAATATTTATTTTTATTTGGGTTTAAATTTGTAAAGCCCATTTTTTCACCTCCATATATAAGGAAAAAGACGGTGAAAATTGCACTGTTTTATGCAATTCCCGAAGAATTTTTTTAAAATCAGAACGGCAAATCATCGTCAATCGGCATATCAACAAAGCCCTGATTTGCAGGCTGAGCAGGGGCATAACTCTGCTGTGGCTGTGCATAGGTCTGCGCCGTTGAACTCTGCGACTGCTTAAAAGTATGCTTGACCTCGGGAAATTTTGTAGGATTAAGTCGGCTCACCTCTTCCCTCTTTTCGCCGTTCCATTCGCCGTGCTTAATCGTTACACGCACAGGCTTTTTAATAAGCTCTTCAAGGAACTGTTCAAGGCTGTCGTAATCCTTGCCGTCGGGAAGTCCTGCCGCTTTGCCGAGCGCCATAACCTGATTAAAGCCGTAGCCCTTGACCTGCTTGTCGTTCTCGGTAGGCTCGTTTCGTTTCCACAGGGTATGGAAGATATAGCCGTTTTTATAGTTCTGTTCAACATCGTTTCTGATTAAAAATCTGATATTAAGACAGGTTTTGTCTTTGCCGTTTTTAGTGTATGTGCGTTCCTCTGCTCTTGCAATAAGGCACTCGTAGTCGCCTACGGGCTTGATTGAATCGGACTGAGTTGCCGCTGCCATATTTGTTTTAAATCCCATAATTTTACCCCTTTGTTATTAGCTCTATTGCCTCATCGGCACTTCTGCACACTCCTGCAACAGCACCGTTGAGTTTCATCAGCTGTATGAATTTCTGCTGTTTTTCGGTAGGTTTGCCTTTTGGTGTTTTAACCTCAATAAAGACTGCTCTTCCGTCTGATTTTCTGACACCGAACAAATCCGAAAATCCGGGCGGAACTCCCGTGTTGAAATATCTGCCGTCCTTTGTAAAGCCTGCACCTACATTTATACGGAAAATATCGCAGTACGGTGCAATTGCAATACGGATTTTATTCTGAATTGCGTGTTCTTCTGTCAAGCTATCATACCTCTCTTTCGTGCCTGATAATACGCCCAGCCGGGCTTATATCCGTGTGTTTTTGCGTAAACAAGTAAATCGTTGTAGCTGCCGCAATCAGATGGTGAACTGAAATCGAGCTTAAAGCCCTCAACCTTTATAAGCTCTGCTGTGGTATCGTTTTCAACGGTTCTTTCGGCTGTCGGGAAAACATAACCGCAATGCGGACACACGGCTTTCTGCCCTGCCGGCGGTGCTGAAAATGTAAAGAAACATTCGGGACATTGTCTGACCTTTTCCTCCTGCTCCTTTTCGATTTTTTTAACACTCAGCTTTTTGCGTTTTTCAAGCGTCCATTCTCGGTCGTCATCAGGCATTCCGTGCCTTGCATAGTTGCCCACATGGTCAATGATTACCGCCCTTTTGTTTGGCTTATAGCGCATACATCGCATTGACTGCTGAATGTAAAGCGTAAGGCTGTGAGTAGGACGGAGCAGAATTGTACATTCGCAGTCAGGAACATCAAAGCCCTCTGAAATCAAATCCACATTGCAGAGGATTGTAATTTTGCCGTTTCTGAAATCGGATATAATCTGTTCTCTCTGTGCCTTCGGAGTTGCTCCGTCAATATGCCTTGCTGATATGCCTGCGTCACAAAAAGCCTTCGCCGTTGCAAGACTGTGCTTTACCGAGGAACAGTAACAGACGGCTTTCTTACCGTCTGCAAGCTGTTTGTAATATTTGATAACATCACCGAATACCGTGTTTTTTATCATTGCCTTTTCAATGTCGGCGGTGACATACTCGCCCATTTTGGTGTGTAAACCCGTAAGGTCGGCGACACTCGGAGCGTAGTAGTCATACGGGGCAAGGCAGTTATGCTCAATGAGCCATTTTGTACTCACCCCGATTATTAATTTATCGTTGACATCACCCAAACCGTCACCGTTTAATCGGACAGGTGTTGCGGTGACGCCAACCCTCGGAACATCCGAAAAATGTTCGTAAATGCGTTTGTAGCTTTGTGCAAGGCTGTGATGATTTTCGTCTGTGATGATAAGTGCGGGTTTTGGCAGTTTCTTCAATCTTCGTGTAAAGGTCTGCACCATACCGATTTGGCACAAATCCATAAGCACACCCCAGCGGACAAAGGTTCTGAATATTTGGTCAACAAGCTCTCTCCTGTGAACAAGGAACAGCACCCGTTTCCCGTTCCAAGTTGTTCGTCTTGCAATTTCTGCAACAATGCAGGACTTTCCGCCACCGCAACCGAGGACAATGCAAGGAGCTTTGTAACCCTCTCGCCAAGCCTGTCTTACCTGTTCAACAAGGTCATTCTGATACGGTCGAAGTTGCATTGTCTGCACCCTCTCTCTGCTTTTCCTGTTTCTTCTGCTTTATCAGCTTTGCGACACACTGCATACAGAGCTGTCTGCCGTAATTTTTTGTTGTGCCGTCAATAATCTGTTTAACGGTGCGTTTGCCGTCCGAAAGTATCGGTGCTTTGCACTCATCACAATACTGTTCGGGTTGCATTGAATAGTATGTTCTCAATGCCTCATCAACAATTTTAAGGTCATTTGATATGTACATTGAATCAAACAAGCCTATCGGACTTTTGCAGGTATCGTTACCGTCCGTTTGTGTTGCAAAAAGATACTTGCCGTCAACGACAACAGTTTTCAAAACCGTGGTAAACATTCCCTCGACCGAGATTTTTTCGTCAAGCAACTTGCCGATTGTTTTAGCTTTCTGTCTGCCGTTTTCGTCGGTTTCAATATGGCTGAGAAAATAAACAATCGTGTCATTCGGGAGAGTTTCAACCTCTTTTACAAGCTCCCAAAAATTTTTACCGATATCGGTAAACTTCTGAAAGCCTGTTTCCTTGGCTCTTCTCATATACTCGTTAGCCATGAGATACTGTGCGTCATCAACTGCAATCGACTTGCATTTCTGCTTTTTGATAAAGTCCTCAATATCAATGTAATTGTCGGAATTGATTGAAGAAGTAAATTTTGTTCTGAACGGGAGTGATTTTCCGTTTACATTCACAAGAGCCAGTTCATTTGCTTTGAAATTTCTTAAAGAGGCAGATTTTCCGCTGCCTGAATATCCTAAAACCAATATAGGTAATCCCATAAATAACACCTCACTTAATACTTAATGACTGCTTGGATTCCATATGTACGAAGGGAATTTCTTCGCCCTTTTTGCAGAGAGCCTTGACATCATTCTTTTTCACTTCGGGCATACTGTACTTTAAGAGGTGGTCAAGATTGTGTTCCTCTGCCCACTCAACAAATGAAATTTCATCATCAACGACAAGGCTCGGAGCGTTCTTTTTAAGCGACATAACCGCTCTCGGCATATCAATCTTCTGTCTGCCGAGTGCCTGCATTGACTTAAACAGATAGGTTTTAAGACTCTCCGCCTGTTTTTCTTTTTGTGACTGTCTTTTTGCAATTGCCGCCTTTTCGGCTTTAAGCATTTTAGCCTCGGCAAGAAGCTGTTTGTAGTAGATTGCAATGCTCTCAGCTTTCTCGTCAAATTCGCCCTCAATACCAGTGAGAGTATCGAACCACGCTGTCAACATCTTGTTGCGGTATGCGTCCACATTAGCAATGATATTGCCGTCATCATCAATCGGCATTCCGTCTGCATTCGTATCGGGTTCCCATTCGTTGATAGCGTCAAACTGATTAAATAAATCCGAGTACATCTCGGTAAGCTCATAAAGTTTCATTGTTGTTCCCCCTAAAGATTTATGTTTTGTGTGGCAAGTGCCTCCAATAAATGTTCAACCTTGCCTTTGAAAAATTCCTTGTCCTGTGACTGCTTGGCGAAATCGAGCATACGGACAAAGCTGTCATATGCAATTGACAAGTATGCCTTAAAGACATCCTTGTCATCTGATGGACCGTCGGCAGTCTGAACATTTTTCAGCCTTTCTTCATACTCCTCTTTCTGTTTGCGAAGAGCCTCCTGTTTTTCATCTTCAAGCTGTTTTCTGACAATTTTTTCGTTGTTGCGGTATTCTTCTTCGAGTTCGTCATAATGCTTAATGTTCTCCCTTTCCAAAGCCTTAATCGTTTCATTGAGTCTGCGTTCATTGTCGCTCTTCAACGACACAATTTTGAACGCTATGTATCAGATTCACTTTGCCTTCGTTTACTTTGTTTTTGTTCAAAACCATTATGCAAGTTGATATGCCCGTACATTCAAACATATTGTTTGGTAAAGTAACAATCGACTCAATCAAATCATTATCAATCAAATATTTTCGTATATTGTATTCATTGTGTTGCGTTAATGCACCCATTGGCAGTATTAAAACAGCTTTGTTTGCTCTCGCAATGCAATTAAAAACAAACGCATAATTCGCATTACTCGCGGACGGAATAACAGGAAATCTAATGTCATTTTCAAGTGGCAACGGCGGTTGCCATTTGACATTGTAAGGCGGATTACTTATTGCAACATCACAATGCAGATTGATTTGTTCGTTGCTTGATAATTCGTCCACCTTGCTATATTTGTCATCTGCCGAAAGTTTATATATTTTTAAAAACTTACGTGTCAATACATCGCCGTTTAAAACATAGCCATTTACATTATGCAAGCATAGATTAAAAAGTAAAAACGGTATAACCTTTTCGTCCAGTTCTTCAATACAAACAAATTTTACTTTGCTATCTTTTAGCATTTGTACCGCCAAAGCTCCGCTACCACCGCAACAATCGTAAACAGTTTCACAATTGCCGGCTAAAGCAGATACTAATTTACAAAGGCTTTTTGGGGTATAATCCTGCTTCTTTTCTGTTCTGTCGGCTTCGTAGTATTGCCATAAAGCTTGTAACCAGTCTTTTGAACCGTCATCGAGTTTTTTGTACTCATCAAAAATATAAAAATTTGGCTTTTGAACAACATCAAGTAAAGCATTTCCGATTTCTGATGTTTTGGTGACATTGAGTAATTCAAAAATTTTGTTTTTAAATTCAAGTAATTCGATAAATATCACTTCCTTCTTGATTTTTTAATCAATAAAGGATATAATCAAATCGGTGATATTTGTTATATCCTTGCTATCCGTTGAGGCTTTGCAGAGCTTCAGCGGATTTTTCTTTTTCAGTTGACATTTGAAACACCCACACACTCAAAATTTACCGTGTCGGATTCAGGCGTTTCATAGCCTTTGAGCTTGCGGGCAAGTTCTGCGTTTTTCGCTCTTTCGGCAACATATAAGGCTGTCACCTTGTTAAGCTTTGCTTTTGTTTTTTCAAGACAGCTGTTCGCAATGTCACGCTCCTGCTCGGTGCTTGCAAGACTTTTTTGCGTGTATTTAAGCTGGTCTTTGCTGTCACGGTACTTTTTCCTAAGTGACCTTTTTGTTTCTAAATCTTTTAATGCCATTTGTTACATTCCTTTCTTTTGGCGGTTATTTGCAATAATATCCATTTCTGTGCTCCTCTATATACTGTTCTATTTCGTTTT